GGCGTCGTTGGCGGCGCGGGCGACGATGGTTCGCCACCCGGCGAGCCGTGGGTTGTCGTGCGCGACGACGGGTCGCCCGCCCCGGTAGCCGACGTACCTGTGAGAGCCTTCGGGGGCTGGGACGCCCTCCGTGAAGAATCTGACCACCCGGTTCACTGTTCGCCGCCGTCGTCGTTTAGGGCGGTCACGCGGGCCTTGATGAGGTCCTGCAGCTCCGGGTGCGCTTGCCACCACGTGCGGAGCTGTTCCTTGTCCGTGCAAGCGGCGATCAGCTCGGGCGTGACGGCGGGCGTCGCGTCGGTGTTCGCAGCGTCGGCGGTATCGGGGCGTCCGTCTTCGTCGGGGTCGCCGGTGATCCCCCAATCGACCTGCGCGAGCTGGCGCTTCGCGTAGGTCAGGTTCGCCCCGAAGGCCTGGGGGTTTGCCGGTCGGTCAACGATGAGCGCGCCGAGGGACATGGTGTTTCCGTCGGCGTCCACAAGGCTCGAGATGAGGATAGGCGGCGTGTCCCCGGTGGGGACTTGGATCGCCTGTCGGTAGGCGAGCCCGTGCTTTGCGCACGCGGCGCGGATGACGCCGAGCGTGGCTTTCAGGGATGCGAAGCGTGTCCTGAAGTGCGGGTTCGCCGAGTCGAGGGGCGGGTTCTCGCAGTCGGCCCAGGCGGCGGCGAAGCGCGCCTCGATGCTGACAGGGGTTCGCGCGGGCGCGGTCTTGCGGGCGGCGGGCTTCTTTTCGGCGGTGGTGTCGGTCATTGTCGTGTCCTTTCGATGTGGTCAGTTTGCCTGGGCGGCGTACCAGGCGGGAGGGGTGATTTCGGTGATCGCGTCGCCGTAGGCGGGCCAGACGTTGAACACCTGGCACATGTTCAGGGTATCGAGGGCGCGGCGCATGCGCGCGTACCCGGCGGCGAGGAAAAACTCGTCCATGTGGACGACGCTAACCAGGTGGGGGGCGTCCACGCCGACGAGGACATGAACGAAGTCCGCGTCCTCACCTGTGACGGCTTTCCACTGGGTCAGATACCAGGCGGCCTGGACCGCGTAGTCGAGGTTCGCGGCGTCGCGCGCCCATGACTTGGGGCGCGGCTGGCGCGTGGTTTTGAGGTCCACGAGGACGGTGCGCCCGTCGGCGTCGCGCGTGGTCCAGTCGATTCGGCCCCGGAGCCATAGGCCGGTTTCGCGGTCCACGCTGTAGATCGACTGCTCGGGCGTGCCCTGTGCGAACAGGGCGGCGGCGGCTGGGTGGTTCATGACCGCCTGGTAGGCGTCCTCGGCGCGCGCGTAGTCGGCGCGACTCATGGGGACCTGGCCGCGCTCACGGGCCGCCGCGATGTCTTCCTTCGCGGCCTTTGTGCGTAGGCTGTCGTGGTCGTGGACGTAGATGTCCAGGCCGGTGCCGAGCACCATGCCGTGGACGGTGTGACCGAAGTCGAACGCGGCCTTCGGGGGGGCCGGGTTCTCTTTCGACCACTTGTAAAGGGCCGGGCAGTCGAGGAGGCGCTTAGCCTCCGTCGATGACACCGACCCGGGGGGGCCAAAACGGCCCGAGTGGTAGTCCAGCTCGGGCACGTCGGGGTAGATGCCTGCCGCGAACGCGGCGGCGTCATTGTCTGTCATGCGGTCTTTCCTTCCGGTCGGAATGTTGCCGGGATAGGCGTCGCCAGTCTCGGCTTAGGCTGATAGCGCCCGCGAGCGCGATCATGGTCCCGAGGGGGAGCGCCCAGGACGGGTCCCAACCCCCGGGGTTGGTGGGGCCGCCCGACGCGGCGATGACGAGTAGTCCCACAATGAGGAGGATAGGGGTGAGCGGGTTCATTTGCGTCCCTCCTTGCTGACCAGCGGGTAGGAAATGATGCACGGCACATGGTCGATTGCGCCGTCCTCGGCGAGGATCGCTACGCATCCGTGCGTTTCGAGGTCGTCGCCGTTGACGACGACATACCGGGCATCGTTCATGAGCATTGCCGCGTCAATGGTGTCATCACGCTTCAGGGCGTGGAGTTCGACGCCCCACACGCCCTGGAACTCGGCGCTGCGTGCGACACGGACGTCCGCGACCGCGCGCGTTGACCGTTGCACGACGTCGACGAACCGGGCGGCTACTTTTTTGGCGGCTTGGAACGCCAGGAAATCGGGGTCCATGATGGGTGTCCTTTCGATGGGGTGCCCCCGGCCCTGTGCGGCGGGTCGGGGGCGATGGGGTGTGTCACTCGCTGTCGGCCTCGTAGTCCGCGAGCGCGGCGGCGATAGCTGCGTCAATGGCCGGGTAGGTCGGGCGCTCCTTACCCGCCCACTTGGAGCCAGCCCATACCTGCGCGGGCCAAAGGCGACGGGGGAGGACGGCCTCGATGTCCGTCCACTCGCCCGGATCGTCGGATGTGAAGCGAACATCGCCGAAGACGCGATCCATCGTGACGCGGACCTCGTCGTCAATGACGTCGATGTAGATTGCGAGGAGGTTGTCGTCGTCGATGACGGCCAGCGCATATGCGCCCTCCACGTCGATGCCCCTGCAATCGTCGGCGGGCAGCTTGTCGGGCGTGATCCAGTTGAGCTGATCGGTGGAGGTGATGAGAGAGTCCATTGTTCGGTCCTTTCGGTCTTCGGGCGGGCGTTTCCCTCCCGATGACACCAGCATACACCTATGCATAGGCGTATGCATGGCTATTGATGTGATGTCGCATACATAAAGTGAAAGGGGGCCTCGCCGACCGAAAAGGCGAGGCCCCCATGCCCCGACGTAGCGGGGCGGTGATGCACGGCTACAGTATATACACGCCGAACGCGCGTGTGCAAGTCGAAACTAACCGACCGGCAAAACGCCGCGCCCGCGCGTTAAATGAGGAAGTCGAGCGGCGCGTCGATCCCGCGCCGGAACCGCTCGTGAATCAGGGGAATATACCGCTCGTCGAGCTCGCACCCGACCGCGTTCACGCCCTCCATTGCGGCGGCCTGTAGGGTCGTCCCCGACCCGGCGAACGGCTCGAGGATCGTCGCGCCCGGCCTCACCACAAGCCGGATCAGGTAACGCATGAGGTCGAGGGGCTTCACGGTCACATGCTGTACCCCCCCACCTTCGGGCGTTCGTGCGTCGGGGCCTTCGGTTGGTACTTGAAGACGGGCCAGCCGTGATCGGGTGCGCCCTGATCGACCGCTGCCGCGAGCGCGGCTTCGCTGACCATGAGGTTAGGCGGGTAGGACCCGCCGACGGCGTCCATTGCTGACCGGATGTTCATTGCCCCGGTCCCGTAGGCGCGGGCGTTGTCGATTAGGCGGCCTTCGATGGGGCGTCGCGCGACGACGATAGGCTCCCACGCGGGTTTTAGCCCGACGCCCCAACCCGCCCACGCTTTGGCTTCGTCGGTGACCGGCTCGCCAGCGCCATAGACTTTGTGTGAGGACATGCGTGTCGCTGTGGCCTTGTCTGCCCATTCGCGGATGTCGCGGCCTTCGCGTTGGTCGAGAACTCCTGCCGATCGGTCAAACATGGCGGACAGATCGACCGCCGACGCCTTCCCGTCGGCGCGGAGCCACGCCATTGTGTCCCTGATTTCGAAGCCGGCGTCTTCGATCCCGGCGGCCAGCCTGTGATAGGTGCGCGGCGAGGAAAATGCCAGTAGGTACCCGCCCGGCTTGACGATTCGGAGGGCTTCGACCGCCCACGATTCGCACCACGATTGGAACCCGCGCGGCGTCGCCGTGTCCCATTTTTCGCCCTTGAAGGCGATCCCATACGGCGGGTCGGTGATAACCGCGTCGAAGTGATCGGCGGGCATCTCCCGCATGATGTCGCGGCAGTCGCCGTTATGGAGGGTGATCCCCTCATAGATTGTTTGTCCGGTCATGGTTGCTCGCTTTGGTAGGTGGCATTGCATCCTGATAGTAGGGCCATGCATTGCGTTATGCAAGTCTGCAAGATGTGGCGACAGTCTCACATATCCCTACTTGCATAACGCTATTCACTAGGTGTATGCTGGGGTCATCCCCTGAAGGACAGGGGACAGACCGAAAGGACCGAAACCGTGAACACCGAGACCGTTATCAAGATGGTTGGCGACTTCTTTGACCTCACCGCCGAGGACTTCACCCCCCAGCAGCTCGCCGTCATCACCGACGCCGCGACCGAAATCGAGGAGCGCCTCGCTAAGCACGGCAAGATGACGACGTTCGAGAAGAACGTCATGCTGTACGGCCCTATGGCCGCCGCCGTTGACTACACGTGCGGATGCGTGCCCCTGGCCGAGTTCGCCGACGATGACGCCCGCCTGGAGGGCGCGATGATCGCGGGAATCTACGCAGGCAAGACCACGGCCCAGCTCGCCGACGAAGCGGGCATCACGCTTGCCAAGGCGTCGAGCATCCTCGGCAGCCTTGCCTTCTGACCTATCCCAGCCCCGCCCAACCGGGCGGGGCGTCACCCACCCAATCACGAAAGAAGACCGAAATGACCGAAAACACCGAACCCCGCGCCCACGACGACAACATGAGGACCGCCCTGTTTGCATCCCTGATCGGTAAGGCCGTCCAGGCCGTTACCGTCACGGTCCCCGCCGACGCGTTGACCGGCGACTACCTCGCCCACCTCGTCGCCGACATGGAGCCCGCCGACTACGACGCGTTCGCCGCGACCCTTGACGAGCAGGTAATCACGAACGGCGAGCCGCGCGCTGCCGCGATTACCGACCCACGCGAGGACGTCACCCCGCATTGGCGGGCCGCCCTCTACATGATCGACCGCGACGGGGACGCCGTCACCGTGAAGCTGATGGTTTTCACCTGCCCGTGCTAAGCGCGTAGACCAAGGCCCCCCACCTGGACGGTCCAAGTGGGGGGCCTTGTGGCGAACAAACGAAAAGTACGCTGTCAGTGTACCACGTGCGCCGTGAGGGCGTCGCGCTGTGCCTGCATATCCTCGCGCTGCGCTTGGATGTCCTCACGCATCCGCCCCAGCTCCTCACGGATGAGACGCACCTCATTGACGCGCTCGCTGCGCTCACGCTCGGCGCGCTCATCGGCGCGGTTCTGTGCGGACTGAATAGCCGCCAGCCCCTCACGCATCTGCGCGGCTAGCGCGTCAAGGTCATCGCGCAGGTTTGACCCGTGGTGATTCGTCACCTGCTCACGTGCTGCCTCGGCGGTAGCGTGGACGTCATCGAGCCGCTTTTTCAGGCGCTCCTGGAGCGCGCGAAGCTGAATCGCAATCGTCCCACAAATGGCAACAATCACACTGATGAGAGCTGCCACAACCTCCGGGGCCGTGATGACCGCGACAACCGGGTGAGTTGCTCCCGTCACTGATCGCCGCCCTCGACGGTGTTAGTCGGGCTGGTCGCCTTTTCCCACCAGTCAATAAGCCCGGTGGGCTTCAAGGCGGTATAGACGAGCTGCCCGGCGGCGATCACGCCAGCGGCCTCTGTCAGGATGACGCTCCCGGCGTCGGGGAATCGGGTGACGCCCCATGCGATGAGGGTCAGGGCGACGGACGCGGCGATGAAAACGAGGCGCTTGGTCTGCGCCTCCCAATGTGCACGCGTGATCGCGGCGGTCAGGAAGGGGACGAGCGCGCCAATCAGGGCGGCGGTGGTGAGCGGTGCCATAGGTCAGAAACCTCCGTTGTTCAGGGCGGCCTGCATGGCCGCGACAGTGAGTGAGGGATCAGACAGGACGCCGTCACCCTCGATTCCATACCGCGCGGAAAGCGCGTTGATCGTGACGGGTCCCATGATCCCATCATTCGTGACGCCGAGGCGCGCCTGCATGGCCGCTATCACGGCGGACCCGTCGGGATCGGTCTCCCACTCCCACCCGTCAGTGCAGGCGGGCATGATCGATCGGTTTTCGACCTCCTGGGAGGACACCACGCCGTCGATGGGCGTCCCGAGCACCTCCTGAAGGGCCGCCGTCGTGCGGGGACCCCAGTAGCCGTCCTCGGTGATACCGCCGACGGTGCTTGCCGACTGGTCATAGGCCGGGCGGATGACAGCCGCGACGCTATCCCAGTCGCGGGTGCGGCGGGACACGCCGCCGCCGCTACCCCGGGACCCCCCGCCG